CTAGTGATACAACGTCATAACGCTCTGGGTGCAGGGCCTCACCAGAATCGCGGAACTCTTCGTCCTCTTCAGCAATCGCGGGGTAACGGACAACCTCCCAGTCGTCTCCACCCTCGGTGGTGGCCTTTAATAAACGACCTGCAAGATCATCGTCGTGCCAGCGAGTAAGAATGACCAGAACACCGCCGCCGGGAGCCAAGCGGGTATACGCCGTAGACGTATACCAGTCCCAGTTAGCATCTCGATTATTTTGGCTTTCAGCATCTTCACGGTTCTTAACTGGATCATCGATTACTAATATGTGTGCGCCCTTACCAGTGATACCACCGCCCACACCAGCAGCAACGAAGCCACCGCCGTTAGTAGTGAGCCAAGCCTCTGCGGACTGAGATTCTGGATCCAGGCGCGTATCGAAGGCTGTTTTGTAACTAGGCTCTCTAAGTAGTCCACGAACTTTTCGACTGAATCCCATAGCAAGCGAACCCGAGTACGAACATGAAATAAACTCGTGCTGTGGGTTCCTGCCAAGGTGCCAAGCCGGAAACGCAATCGACGCCAAAGTTGACTTGCCGTGTCGCGGAGGTAAGAAAAGCATGAGCCGAGGAGACTCCTTCGCCACAACCTTCCTACTAAATTCTTCAAGTCTTCTACAGACATCCTTATGCACCCATCCCGCTTGATAGTCGGGGCTGAACCGCTCAACGAACGGTAACAACCTCTTTCGAGTTAGGAACCGTAGTGCTAGCTCGGCTCTTGCCTTGTCTTCAACCGATTGCGCCTCTGTTACTTCTTCTTCTACAGGCGCAGCGGCAGCCGGTATCGACTCAACCTCGTCGGCCTTGCAGTAGACACAAAATCCATCTCGCCCTGAGTACAGGGTCTCGGGGTGCAGGTTCTTGCACCGCTTACATTCCTGCATTGGAATGTCAGTCATCGGCTTGTGGCTCCAGATACGACGTATCCTTGCCCGCAATCTTCAACAGATCTTCGTCCGACATACGCTCCAACTGCTTGGGCGTAGCGTCTATGTTGATATTTACCTGCGTCGCGTTGTCTGGGGTACTTAGACCATGCAACTTGACCAGACTGTCCACGGTATTCTTCATCTCAGTAGCGGTAGCCGACGCCTGATACGCGTCCATGTACATCACGTGGGCGTTTGCGGCGGTGAACTTCACCTCTTCACGCATCTGCTCGCGAAAATACGCCAGTGCTTTGGCAACATTGGGCCGTTTGACCGTGTCATACACAGCATTGGCGCTGGTATACCCCGCACCACGGCCTGCCGCAGCAAGCGTCATCCCACTCAGGACAAGCATGACTAACTTCTCTTGCTGAACAGTAAGCTCTCCCATCTCCAAACCCATGTAGGGCATATGAGATTCGAACTCAGCTACATCAGTGATAGGTTCTTGCGGCTGTTTGCTCAGCGATTTCTCCACTAAGATCCTCGTCTAAAAATACGAATAGCGGGGCATAGTCTGCGAACCCCTCTTCGGTAAGATTTTCCAGTACGTCATCGACCGAAAACTGTGTTTCGACCAAACGTGCGTCATAGACCAGCACCTCTTCCCCCGTAGGGCCGATACCAGTGCCAAGAAGCGCGTGTTCCATACCTTCAATGGATATCATTTTGACCTTGGACATTGGCGAATAGTACTAGTTGTACTATTTAGTCACAAGACTTTTCATAGACGCTCTTGACCCAGAAATAGAATTCACCCTCGTCCATTTTGTGCTTCATGATATTGACCGCATAACAGACTAAACGGATGTTATCGACGGTGTAGCCGATACGGGGGTTTATACGGTCGACGCTGGCGTTGAAATCTTTGTGCCCCGAACCGTCACGGTGGTGCGTCATCACTAAACCCGTAGCTTCGCACCTGCCATTTTGGGCTTCCCACAGGTCTACAAGATCTTGGACGTTGATCTCCCATGTGAATCCCGCTTTGACGCGGACATGCTTGGAACTGGCGTGCAGTTTAGTAAGGAATGCGCGGTAATTAGAGCTACCGTTTTCACGTGCAGTGGCCTGAGTGCATGTCTTGCACTTGGATCGTGGTTTTATACCGGACGTTACCTTGTCGGTATAAAAACGTTTTAGAGGCATATGCTGCTTGCACACCCTGCAGTAATACAGGTCTTCGTTGTTGCTGTCGGTAGTCATGTACGCCTTGGTCAGTGGCCGGTTGCATATAGTACATAAACTACTGTTTTTTCTGCTGAAAAATTTTTTTGAAAATTTATTCCAGAATCGCTCACACACTATCTCCCCCTTGCTGCACCAGCCACCCCCATCCCCCGGATCGCACACTGGAACCTTGTTTCGTATTACAAACTTGGAACCTTAGATCTGGTACCCCTCCTCGTTCCTCGTCAGCAGTCGGTTGTATTGATGTCATTAACCATAGGAGAAAGACAATGGCACTAGCAAAAGTATCGATGGTTCGAGTAGGCACGAAGCACAAAACAGCCATCTATGTTCAGTCAGCTTCCGGCAACGTATATCGCCTGCACCCACAAACGGTACGCGAGCAAGTCAAATGCGGTCGCACCATCGAGCAGATAATCGCCCACATCACCACTCGGGCAACCATCAACACCAAGTTCTACACCAAGGTTAGGGGGTAATCACCATGATCTTCATCAAGACAAAAATTCTTGCACTCTCCATGATCGGATTCGCAATCGGTATCACACTCGCTAATCACTACTACATGCGTGAAGCCATGTACGCCGAAGACCTCGTCATCCCCGACGACTTCATCTGCGTCAAGAACAAATGGGAAGACCACCTCATCGTATGTTCCAACGAAGAACCGTTCTCACTATGGTTCATCACACCCCGCACCGGCAGACTCGCAGCAACAGGAGAATCCTAATCATGATCGCTAATCTTAAAGCCAAAGCACTGGCACTAAAGACCAAGTACGTAACCGACGACAACATCGCCAAGGTCAAAGACGCCTCCGACAAGGCTGTTCAATACGCCAAGGACAATCCCTCCGACATCATGGTGGGTATCATCACCCTCATGGTCATGGACATGGACGATTCAATCGACGCTATCGAGCAATCGACTGACATCTCTGCATTCGTAGACGCCGACGCGTACTACCGACGCTAACCAAGGGGCCTTCGGGCCTCTTTCCTTTAACCTAGCTGGCCAACGACGTGCCACTTCTCCTGTGACAACGGCGTCGTGCCCCCCGTGCAAGTGTGTGCCATGTGTGCCACGTGCGTGCCACTTGCGTGCCAGCTGGATTTCGCCAAGTGGCACACACCTAAGTCCTTGATCTTACACAGGTTTCCCTTCAAAAAGCGCATTTGCGTGCCATGTGTGCCACCTAAAACAGACCTTGTTTTTTTTTATTTCTTCTTTTCACGTTTTTCTTTTTTTTTCTACTAACCCAATTTTAAGTGGCACACATGGCACACATTTGGTTTTTGTATATACATCAATGACTTACGTGATTTTTAGGTGGCACACAATCTGGCACACAGCTGGCACACATCGCTGTAAGTGGCACACATTCTCCTCCTTCGTCGTCGAAAGTCGGGGTTGTTTGTGCTTTTTATAACTAGGAGTAATAAGAATGAATATTTGGTACGGAACCAAAGAGAATGCCCACCTTAGCAACCTTTACGCCCGTCCTTTCTCTGATAAAGAAGGTAAAGACTACGTGTCTGTCGAACATGCCTACCAAACTTGGAAGTCTGGTTCGTTTGACTTAGCTACTTACCAAAAACCGTGGCGCTGTGGCTCCAAGTTTATTGGAAAACGAGCTAAGACCGTCGATGACTGGAATATCGGACTAATGCGACGTCTTATCTTGCGTAGCTTTGACCAGAACCCAACGGCCGCGAGCGCTTTGGTCTCCACTGGAACTGAAGCCTTTACCCATACCCAAGACCGTGGCGTATGGCGAACGCTGTTCCCTCTAATTCTTACGGAAGTTAGAACTGAGCTATCGACTAGGAGAAACGTATGACCTTCC